TGTACCCCAAAAAGTGAGGTCGACTCCATCGATTGTGATGTCATCCTCCACAGACGGCAATTCTGGTGCAGCAAGCGCAGCAAGAACCGTCGCAGCACCAGTGACGTGAAAATTTCTGGTGTATATGCGCTGTCCACCAGCCGTAATCGACCCGCTTTGAGTCTTGTCATTTTCGGTCGCTGTTGCCATAATTATCTAGGCGGGGAGATACCCGCGCCCACGCCTCCGTCTTTTGTATTTTCTGCGATTTGTTCCAGAAAGCCCGTTTGCGTTTCCTGTTCTTTTCGTTCTCGCGACCCGCCACCTGTGCCGATTGTAAAACCGCCGATCGCCGTGGACAAGGTTGACAAGCCGCCGCTTCCGCCCGTGTCGTCGCCACCGCCGCCAATTGCGCCAAGTTCCAAGTTCATCATTTGTCGCAACATCTTCTTTTCGTAGTCTGTCGCAAATGCCATCTTTTTTTCGTATGTTCGGCGAATACCCGCCGCCTGTGCTTCCTCCGAAAGTCCTTGAGATTTCAACTGCGCTTGCAGAAGTTGTGTTTCGATATCTTTTGTTTTGTTGGCTGCCACCTGTGCCAAACGAGCGTCGGCTACCGCCTTGTCATCCGCCCTTTTTTTGTCAGCGGCTGCTCTGTCCTCTGCCGCCTTTGCAATATCTTTGTCTTTTTGAATGGCAGCGTCCAATTGTCTGGCTTGGCTTTCAAGAAATTCGTCCTCAAGTATTTTGTTGGCTGCTATAAGTTCGTCCTGCGTGTTGCGGTTGCTCAATCGCTGCTCGTCAATATGCTCGTTTATGCGTTTCTGAAATTCTTCATAGTCCCTCGCTTGCTGGATTTTGGTTTTTTCCTCGTTAGTAATCGCTTCGGCAATTTCTTGCTGATGCTGCAATAAGCCGATTTCTTCATATGCCGCCGAAGTTGAATCATCAAGAATTTTTCGATCTTCGAGGTACTGGTTGGCTTTTCTTTTTTGGACGCTTTGTGACCGTATTCGTTCCTCTCGAAGTTTTTGTTCGCCAGTGATGAGTTCATTTATGGCGTGACCCATTCTCAAAAAAGTTGACAGCACGGGAATGTTTGCCCTTTCGACCGCGCCCATTGCCCCTACGATTTTTTGACTTGCGTTCAGGGTTTCATCGCCGAGGATTCGGGAAACATCGACTACTGCCGTAAGGGAACGCTCGGCGACTTGTGCAATCTGTGTTATCACAGCCATTTTTGCAAACGCATTTCCCCACGAATTTTCCATTCTGGTCGCAGCATTGTTGACTGATTTTTCGATATTCTTTGCGCCGACCTTGACAACCGACTCGGCTTTTTTCATGTCGGCAGCAAGCGCGTCAATCTTCGCTTCAATCCCGACACTAATTTTGGCAACTTCTGACATTGTTATTTATTCCAGTTCAATTGACATATCTTCCATGACTGCGCGATCTGTCATTTCTGAGCCGCTGCACAACAGCAAAACCGTAAATACCCTTTTTTGCAGCCCCTGAAAAACATCCAACGGCAAGTCCAGAGGGTTGCCGAACGCGGGGAATACATGAGCGATTGTCGCGGCTTCCTTCAACCATTGTGGTCGTCGCTCTTTTGGCTGTCGTCGTTTTTTTTTGCGATTTCTTCACCCTCATCACTTTCGTCACTTACGTCGTAGCCAAGTAAATCACACGCCACAACCATAATTTCGTTAGGTGTCAAGTTGCAATTGTTTATAAAGTCAATATCTGTGTCTGCCGCCGCCGCAGATGCCGCGATATCTATGATTGCAGAACAACCATCAAGCGTTCGTGAACTATACAGCAACTCCGAATACATTCCGCGCTTCTTGTCGAGGGTTTCCAGTGCCACAAGTTTGTCGCTGGATTCAACTTCGGCGGCATTCATGTCCTCAATTAACTGATTTCGCTTTTGCAGCCAGAGTGTGTCAGACAAATCAATAAGCATTCTCGGAGTCAATCGTTCAAGCCATATATTTTTCCCATCTTTCAATGGGAAGGGTATGCGTTTTCGCTTCATAGTAAATTCTCCATTTAACTGTTAATAATAAAATCGGGCTTATGACCACGATTCGTCAACGTCACCAGTAAAGGCAAAATCAAGACTTACTGTACAGTCGCCAGTTTTGCTGGTGCTGACGCTTACGTTTGAAACTATTGCCGTTCCTGACCAGTTGCGATCAGGGTCACCTAAAGCCGTTAGGGTTATTACATCACCAGCCGAGTTGTTGTCTAAGACTTCGCCTGTAAAATCTGGGTTGGAATCACTATCAAGAAACCCCGTCAAAGAGCCAGTGATTTCTGAAACTCCACCCAATTTTGTGCGAACACTGTCCCCGAATCCTGTGACGTCCGAAACTACCCTGCTGATTGTCATTGACCAACTATTTACCACTATACCGTGCGCCCCGTATGTTACTGCGCCATCATTTCCCACTATTCTTGCCATTGTCCTGCCTCCGAATTTTTAAGTTGAAGTTGCCTCTATTTTATAAACCGATTGCGATGATAACACATCATCGAAGTTTCGCCGAATATCACGACTCGTTGCTGTTACGACACTACGGTCATAGCCAGTTGTTGTGACATCTTCGCCATTTAACAAGTCATACAATTTCCCTTCGATACTGCCAAGTGCCGCGTTGCCGAGTCGTCTATGACCGTACAACGTAAAAGTTGCTACTGCGCGGATAATTTCTTTCCCACCCATTACGTTGCTAGTCGCCGCACTTGTTATTTCATAAACAAGTAGGGGCAACGCGGAATCATCTTGACCCTCGCCCTCGAAAATCCTGCCACCAACTGCTTCATGCAAACTTCCCGCAGATTGGTCGGTCGTAAGTTTCGTATAAATTGCCGTGTTCAATGCTTGTGCCATTATATCGCCGCCCTTGCCGCTGCTCTTTCAATCATCGCATTCGCATTGATGGCTCTTTTCATTCGTGGCTCCGCTTTTATTATAGAACGGTGTGCGTATGGGCGGGGTTCAAGTCCCCTGCCCTCAAATCCGAACTCAAGCGCGGCGGCATATTTTGTATTCGTAAAAACAGACGATGTGTATTTGTTGCCAGTGCGTTTGGATTTGGACGATTTCCATGATCGCCCCAAATTTCCCGACAAGTTGTGAGGGATTCCCCACGGTTTGGAATGGTTATGCGGTGCGCGTTTGCTGGATTTTCCAGTTCCTAAAAGCACTTCCGACATTACGCCACGAAAAATCATTGCTTGCCCCGAAATCATTTGTGCAATCTCGCGCTCAAACTCGCGTTGAAACCCACCAAAATTCGTTACAACTTCCACACTCATTCGACCTGCTCCAAATCGACAATTTTTCTTGCCATGTGGTGGGATGATTTCAATGCAAGCGGTTCGCGTTTTGCAACCACCTCAAATGTGCGAGTTGTTGAACCATCGTCCCAGACAATGCGGTCATTCGTGTCGATTGCCGTTGTCGGAGAAAAGTAACCCGTTGCACTCATTTGGCTCACGGGACGACCCGCTTGAATAGACTCTGGCGAACCTTTGCTGACAATTAAACACCGAACGCCGCGCTGCGAATTTGCAAAACTGCGGATCGGACTCCCGCCAGCGTCCACGGTGTCACTCACCGCCTGAATGTTGACTTCATGACCCCATGTGTCTATTAAACCTCTTATGCTCATTCCGCTGCCCTTCGATATGGCTGCATTTTTGCGGCGTGGTCATCTCGTAATTCCATAGCATTCCTTGTCGAATAAGAATACGCGTCGAGCGACTCACTTGCAACCGTTGGGTCATGTCGCCCCGCGTGATACGCCGCCGCCACCAAATCCACGCATACTTGTTTTATCGCCGCTGGGATCGCCGACTGTGAATAGCCAGCCATATATTCAACGTATATGTTGCCAACGCCTTGAGGAAAAGACATCGCATCAGAGTTTGTCGGCGACCAATCACCAGCGTCGGTTGGTGCAAACATAGACACTTTCCCGCTGGATTCGTCAAGCCGATACTCTGCCGAAGTGTCGTCAATGTAATTTATTT